ACTTTCCTAATCCTATGGCATACGCATACACGTTTCTCACCGGACTCCTCATCGGCGTCCTCGGCGGCATCTTGGTCTATCGCAACAACAAGGCGAAAATCCAAGCCACCGAGGACAAGGGCAAGTCCATCCTCGACGCCATCAAGGGCAAGTAATCGTAAAACGGTATAGACCAAATTACGATGCGTCTGATTTTGGTCTTATGCCTTTTGCTCGTCGGTTGCTCGACCACGGGTACCGAAGGGACTGGAACCGCCACGCCCCCCGTCGATGAGCTGGCCAAGGTGGGTGAGCAAATCGACAAGGCCGATGCCCGCATATCGGCCGGCGTCCAGGTCGCCCGCAATGCCAACGCCCAGGGGAAGCCCGCAGTCGTCGAGAAGGAACTGGCGGTGGTAGCATCCTACCTCCCAGCCCCCGATCCACACAACCTGGCCTACATCGCCAACCGCGTCGAGCGGAACAACCCCGAGGAATACAAGCGGGCGATGGAAGCCGGCGCAAAGCTGCTGGCTGCTATCGAAACCAACTGGGCAAGGGCCGAAGCCGATGCATCCAAGAACAAGGTCGCCCTGGATAACGCCAACAAGAAGATCGCCGAGCTGACCGCCGAGGTCGAGCGGGTCAAGATGGAGGGCATCCGCAACGCCTTCACCGTGGCCGCTGGAGCCTGTTTCCTTGTTGCCCTGGGTCTTTCCATCATTGGCCAGTACATCCGGGCTCTTGGGGCATTTGCGGTGGGTTCCTCCATCGCCGGCCTGCCCTACCTGTTCGCCTCCCCGTACTTCGTACCAGCCGTCGTCGGCATCGTGGCCTTAGCCGCCGCGTCAGCCCTCGGCCTCTGGTGGTTCAAACGCCCCAAAGCCAATGTCCCTCAAGAAACGAGTACGGATTATCGAGACGCCCCTTGACGGCGGGAAGCTGGGGGACACCAAGGAGGTCAGCGAAACCTCCTACGTCGTCTACATTCACCCCGAACATTGCTCCCCCCGTAGCCGGATGAACACCGTCGTGCACGAAGCCCTCCACGTCGCGGACTTCGACGGCCTGTCCGAGCGCAAGGTTCGCCAACTGACCGCCTACGTCGTCGAATGCCTATGGCGACAGGGCTACCGAAGGAAATGAGTCCCCCCCCACCCCCTTCAAGTCCGCTGGACGGCGGCGATATCCAGACCATCGCCAAGGACGGCATCATCGCCAGTATCCTGGGGGGACTCGCCATGTCGGCCCGGCTTTTGTTGAGTACGGAGCCCGTGTCCTTGGGCTGGGCAATTCGACGGGTATCCGCTGCGTCCATCGTCGCGGTGCTGGTCAACTACACGACAAAGGATTACATCGCAAACCACTCGCTCCAGATTGCCGCGGTCGGGGCAACGGCTTATGCCGCACCAGAATGTTTAGATTTCCTTCTACGCTGGATTAAGGCCAAGGGCGAGGCCGAGGTCGCCAAGGTCGTCAAAAAACCCAATGGCAAAAAGCCCAAAGCCAAGCGCAAGCGATAGTAACTTGCTGTGGGCAACGATCGCCCTCATGGCCTGCTCCTTTGTCGGCGCAGTCGGCGTCTACGTGCTTTCGGATTACGTCCTGTCGTCGTTCCAGGATACCAATGCAATGGTGATGCTAATCACCGACGCCGGCACGAAGTCGGACGACAAGAACCTGGAGCGCCAACTGACTACGGCCACCCTCGGCCTACAGGCTTGCCGGGATTTGGGTCTGGCTTTGGCCGTAGGCTGCTTGGGCACGGGGATGGCGGTATCCATTCGCATCTGGCGTCAAAAGGCTTCCTAGGCCGTTTCCGACCCCTCCACCTTCGTCCCCTCGTAATACAGGGCCGCCCCAACCTTCCGCGGGCGCAGGATGGCATTGGTCACCATCGCCTTGATGAGGGACTCAGCCTGGGCGAACTGGAGGTTGTGCTCCCCCGTCAATTCGTCCAGCAGAGCCTTGCGGGATAGCCGAGGCTTGGTAGCATAGTAGGCGTACTGCTGCCCCACCTTCAACAGCTCGAAGGCCGGCGCCATCGGGGCCACCTCCCAGAGCACCTTGTGGTCGGCGTGCTTAAGCTTGATGGACAGCGTGGGCTTGCCGTCGGGGTGACGCATACCGGCTTCCTTGCCGCGCTTCGTAAGGTTGAACGAGAAGATGGGCTTGTCCTTGGACTCACGACGCACGCTGATAATGGCCCTTGCCCAGTTTACTAACTCGGCCGAACCAGTCCCGCTATACATCATATCCGAGATGGTCTGCTCTTCGAGCACCTCCTTTGCCTTCGGCTTACCTTCATGGTGAATGATAACCATAATGCAGCCCGTCTCCTTGAGGATAGGGTCGATGAGGGTACGCAGGAAATTGGAGCATACCTCCTGCTTATTGATGTCCCCGCCGATGTAGGCGAGCAACGGATCCACCACAATCATATCCAACTTGTGACGGGTAATCAGTTTGCGGACTAGGTCGGTGAAGTCCTTGCCGGTCTTGCCCGACTCCATGAAGAACTTCAAGTTATCACGGATAAGGTCGAACTCGGACGGCTTCAAGGCCATCCCCGAGCACACCCCCTGGAACGACTCGGACAAATCCCCCACGTCGCACTCGGCCTGCACGACGCCGATGCGGAGCGGGCGCACGCACGGGATGCCAAACAGCTCCCGCCCCGTCGCCCACGACAAGGCCATCTGCATGACGAAGGACGACTTGCCGATGCCCGACTGCCCGGTGATGAGCAGCGACGCCCCCTTGCAAAGGTAGCGGCCGTTGCCCACCATCTTGTTCGGGTCATTCTTGAAGTCGTAGTTCAGCAGGACGTCGAGCCCGAGGTCTGCTGGCACGTCCTGGCCTTCCGACCAAGCCGTAAAGTCATCCCAGTCGCTGGCGCCGATGTTGAACGCCACAATCTTCTGCTCCTTGTCCCCACGCATGATCCCCCCGAGGCGTGACCATCGGGAAGGGTTCTTGTTCTGGGGGTCGGGCTCATGGTCTGCCAAGTACTCGTAGACTCGGTTTCGGCGCTCTTCCCATTGTGCCTTGTCCAAGGCGTCAACCCGAACCCAGGCGTGAACCGACTTGCCGCCCGACTCGACGAGCAGGCTGATGGGCAGGTTCGACTGCTGGAAGATGGCGAGCTGCTCGTCCTTGGACTTGTTGTCGAACTCGACCAGGACGTGTCGGTACTCGGCGACCGCTGCGTCCGTGCCGGTGAAGTCGTCCTTCTTGAAGGGGTTGATGCGAATCCACGCCCCCTGCTCGGTGTCCTTGAAATGCTTGGCCGCCTTGGCGTCTGGGCCGAAGAACTTGGCCAGCCACTCGGCGCGGGTGAGGAACATCCCCTTGGACGCCGGGAACCACTTGCCCTCTTCGGTCTGGCCGGCCTCGTTGGTGATGCAGATGACGTCCTCGTCCTTGAAGCAATGGATGAGCACGTCGGCCGTGCAGAGCGGGGTCTGGGCCTGCACAATCTCGGCGACGGCCTTCGGGTCGAAGATGAGGCGGCCGTTGGCGCCGACGCGGCGCTCCTTGCCCTTGGCCAACCATCCGCGGGGACGTTCATGGGGCTTCACGAAGGCGTCGTTCAGCTTGTGCCGCAAGTCCTTCTCAGACCAGTTAGGCGAGCAATGGGTGACGTTCCATTCGTTGAGCAACGTCCAAGCGTCTTCGTACCCGAGCTCGAAGCCGTTGGCGAGAATGCTGGCGGCACGATAGGTGGCGGGATGCCCGCCTTGGCCGGCGATGGCCGGCGGCAGCTTGGCGAGGTAGGCACGGGCTCCCGTGATGCGGTCTTGAAGGGTCATTTGGTGGCTTTGATTTTTACGCCCGTATATGGGCAATGTTTATGTTTTTCGATGGGAGGACACTTACAATCTGCTGCGTGCTTCTTGTGCTTCAAGCAGTAATAGTCGTCGCAATCCTTGCATTTAATCCAGATGATTTTATTTTTCATTTTCCACGCGGGCAATTTGTTCGCCGATCCAGCGCATCACGGGGACGGCCATCGAGTTGCCGGCGCACTTGTAGCGTGGGCCGTCTGGGCATTGGTCGGCGGGCTTGCCCTTCCAGGGGATTTGGCTCCAGTTGTCGGGGAAGCCTTGGAGGCGTTCGCACTCGACAGGGGTGAGGCGACGGACGGCCATTGCTGGCTGAACCATAGGGACGTTGCACCCGCCTGTTCCCATAAAGGACTGCAATGTTGGAGATGTGCCTTCGTAGATGCGGACAGCATCGCGACGGCTGTTCTCGTAAATATGCTCTTGGTTCACCAACGGCACATTACCGCCGCCTGTTCCGAACTTGGCGGCTACTGTCGGAGCTACTTCCAGCGGGCCGTTGATGCGGGAGTCTTGGGCGTGGTTCTCGTAGACCTGTTGCTGGCAGACGCCGTGGATGTCGGTCTTGGTCAGCGTGAACATCGGGCCTCCGTCAGCAGCCCCTGTGCCTTGCGGGCCGGCGTTCTCGCCCCTTCCAATAATCGTTCCTTGAATGGCAATCGGCTCCACTACCGCGTGGGTCGTGCGGGTATCGCCGAGGTCAAAGTTGTTGAGCGTGTTGCTCGCATCGGCCTCGACCCAAGTCTTGTTGTCGGTCGTGGACTGCGCCCGCTTGGACTTGCGGAAGGGGATCCCCACCGCGTGCGGGCCTCTGGCAACCAGCGAGTCCATCACATCCGTCTGCTCGATGTGCGGTTCGTACTGGGCGTTCTCGCCTTGGTTGAAGGCGGCCCGGTCAATGACGACTGGCTTTTGTTGCGGGATTAACCTTCCTGTGTAGGCGTCCTGTCCAGAGTAGGCTCCGGGGTGGGCGTCGGCACAGAGGGTTCCGACAGTCCTTGGCAAGCCTGCCTCAACGCCTGCTCCAGCATCGGCGGCAACGCCTTGCCCCTTCTTTCGGCGCGGCGCAGGATGCCAGCACAGGCTTTCGGGCTTAAGAAGAACCGAGGCGGCAACGTCCCGACCTCCAAGACTTGCGACAACGAAGACGCGACGACGGCGTTGGGGTACTCCGAAGTATTGAGCGTCCAAGACCCGGTAGGCCCACCCATACCCGAGCTGTTCCAACGCCCCGAGGAAGGAACCAAAATCCCGTCCTCCGTCCGATGACAGGACGCCAGGGACATTTTCCCAGACGATCCAGCGGGGACGGAGCTTGTCAGCAAGTCCAAGAAAGACGAGGGCGAGGTTGCCCCGAGGGTCGGCGAGTCCTTTGCGGAGGCCGGCGACGGAGAAGGATTGGCAAGGGGTTCCTCCGACCAGAAGGTCGATTGAACCGGGTTGCAGTGGCCAGGATTGGTATTCGGTGAGTGAGCCATAGTTTGGTGTGTTAGGGAAACGATGTGCGAGGACGGCGCAGGGAAAGGGTTCGATCTCGGAGAAGCCCACGGCCTTCCAGCCAAGGGGTTCCCAAGCGACCGACGCGGCTTCCATGCCCGAACAGACGGAGAGGAAACGAAGAGGAACTTGAGGGATTGATGGTTTGGTGGTCATAGGTTGTTCGGTGCGTTCTTGGATTGTGGAAGTGGCGATGAACTGGTCTTGGGTGCTGGCGATGGTAAAGGTCTTGTCGATGTACCACAAGGCTCCAGTCCCGCCTTTTTCATTGGGGCGCACGGCTCCACCCTTTGTGCCGGAGTAGTTTCCTCCTCCCCTAACTTTGAAAGCAATAGGCTTCATACTGGTGGCGTGCTGACTTTGCCACGCCCCCCGTATACGTCAACCGTAAAAGTTCAACTTCATCAACCGACCGCCAGCCAACTGCCGAAGCCGAATCATCTTAATCAGTTTTTTCTTCATGGCTTCCTTGATGATCTTCTCCGTGTTTGTGCGTCCCATCTTCCAGAGTTTTGAGTACTGGGCAACGCTCATGTAACCAGCCGGCACCTTATCCACGTCGCCCTTGCGTTGGCGGTAGACCTCCTCGAGCAACCGTTGGGCCTTTACAGAGGGAGTTTCCATTGTGCCCCCCCGTCGTGGATATGCAGTTGCGGGTGCAGCTCGGTTTCGCAGTACTCCCCGTAGGCGAAGCCCTGCGACCACGCCAGCGTGCTCTTGCGGGTGTTCGCGTATTCCATAGCCCCCCGTCGGGTCAGCGTCCCCACCGACATCCCGATGGATTTGCGGAACGTGCGCCCAGCCTGGATGCTCGCCTTGTGCGTATGGGCGAAGATTACGTTGCCGTAAGTCTCGGCCATGTCGCGGCAGGAGTTTTCGTTATAAATCGTCCCGTGCGTAAATACAAAGTTAGCCAAGGGCATCGCTTGGAAGACACCAGTATAAGGGTAAAGCTGGGCGTGTAGTTTCAAGGCCGTCGTCTCGATGGCATAGATGCTGGCCTCCGCTGCCATCGCCCGCAGCTGGTTGTGGCTTCCGCGGTCACGCCACAGTCGGTATTCGTGGTTCCCGCAGAGGATTTTCGTGGCCCTCATCTTATTCAGAAAATCCACCCCGCCGTCGAGATCGGGTTTAATCGGATCACCTTCCCCATTTGAGCCCCCCATGAAGGCCGACATATCCGTGAAGTCACCCAAGTGGATTCGCTCCTGGGGCTTGTACCCGTCGATAAACCGAAGCACCGCGTCGAGAGCCACGGGGTCGGCGTAGATGCCGTGGGAGCACCCCACGGCGACAAAGCGGCGCCAAGGCCGCGTGATGTTAGGGACGAAGTCTTGAAGCGACTTTGTCTTCGTACGCCGGCCGCTGGTAGCCTTTCGGCTTGGGGAATTTTTCATCGAGGTAAGAAAGGATTTTCACGGCTTCCTGGGGCGAGAAGGAGGCGTGGCAATTACGGCCGATGGCACCCCCTAGCTTGCGTCGCAAGGTCTTGAGGGCACAGTACTGGGTCTTCTTATCGGGAATATAGGTCATCGGTTCAACAGATTAACCTTGGTCAATTCGCCGTTATGGAGTTCCCAAAAGTCAACGTGGGATCGCTTGAGGGTCGGAAGCACCTTGCGGCGCCACTTGGCCATCGCCGTCGTGAAGCACTCGTCGTTGTCGCCTTCACGGCGGTAGCAGACGAACTCTGGGTTCTCTACCTTACCGCCGTCCAGGATGACCAGCAGGGCGTGGCATCGGCGGGGCATCTTGCTGACGTACTCGGTAAGTTTAAGCGGAGGCTTGGCCATTGGATTGGATTTGCTTTTTGAGTTGTTCGACTTGTTTGCGGAGCTCCGCGTTGGCCACCTCAAGGCTTTCTATGCGGCTGCGGTCGTGGACGGCATTGTACCTGTACTTGGCGATGATTTCGGCCAATTCTTCGGGCGTCATGTCGTTCATCGGCGGGAATTCATTCTCCAGTCGTTGCTGATAGATGCCGAAGCCTGGACCATCGTCAAGTTCCAAGCGTTCTTGACCCCGAATTGCCGCAACTTGCGGACTTGCTTAACGGTGGCCAAGCCCAGCGCCTGCCGGGCCTTGAGACGGGAAATCATCCAAGCGGCCTGCTCCATAGTGACCCCCCTACCCGCGTACACCTTGAACAGCTCAAGGGTGGCCTTCTGGCCGGCTGTCATTGGCTGTTCGGACGTGGCGGCGGGAAGCACGAATCCGAAACAAGCGGCCGCGACCGAAAGGTCAATCAACCCAAGCTCCTTGGCTTCCTTGGCCTCCGACCGCTTCTCTTCCTGGGCAATGCGGGCCAGCATAGCTGACTCGGCGTCACGGTCGAGCACCTCAGCCTCGGACAGCACGTCGGTGGACTCGGCCACATCGGGCTTCTTGGCCCTGGCGTAAGGGTGCAAGGTGAAGGCGTCGGCGGGCTGGAATGAATTTTCGCCGCTGATCCACATGGGGTCAAGGATTAGGCAATCGGTCTTGCCCGGTGCCGTGCGGAGGCCGCGGCCGATCATCTGGCACCACAACGCACGGGACTGGGTCGGGCGCAGCAGGACGACGCAATCGGTTTCTGGGGCGTCGAAGCCTTCGGTGAACAGGTTGACGTTGCAAAGGCACTTGATCTCGCCGGTCTTGTAGAGGCCGACCAACCGCTGGCGGTTGTAGGTGTTCATCTTTCCGTCCACGTCGGCGGCCTCAAGCCCTCGGGCACGCAGCAACGCGGCGAATCGCTCGGACGAATCGACGTCGGGCAGGAAAGCGATGATGCGCTTGCGATCCCAGCGGGCGACCTCGGCGATGACGGCGTCGGCGATGGCCTCTAGGGCATCGTCATAACCGCGGATGCGGACGAGTGACAGCTCGACGGGCATCTTGCAGGCCAACGGCCGTACGAGGTGGCCGGCCTCGATGAGCGTGCGGATGGCAATCTCATAGGCTTGCACAAAGCCGACGTCCTCGAGCTTCTGCCTGTCCATGCGGTCGGGCGTCGCGGTGACGGCGACCTTCGGGCCGGTGAAGATGGAAGAGAAGGCGTTCCAGGAAGCGGCGACGGCGTGGTGCGCTTCGTCGAAGACGACTAGGGCGGTCTTGCGATCGTCTTCGGACACGTCCCAGTCGCCGGCGAAAATGGACAGGCACTTGACGTTGCTGATGCTAAAGCGGGCAATCGTGGCTGCGGCTTGGTCGATGAGCTCCTTGCGGTGAGCGACGAAGACGGCCAGTTTGCCTGGGTTGGCGGCCTGCCAGCGCTTGATGATTTCCGCGGAGATCACGGTCTTGCCGGCGCCGGTCGGGGCGATGACGAGGGGGTTGACGCCCTTGGCGAGGTGGCCGATGGCCGCGGTTACGGCTGATTCTTGGTAGTCTCGGAGGTTCATGTTAGGCGACGAAGAATTCCGAGGCGAGGTCGCCGCTGGCAAACGTGGTTTCGGTCTTTGCGGCGAGCCCGTGGCACATATCGCTGACCGTGCAGATGAGGTTGAAATCGTCATTCCATTGCTTGACGACATAAATCTTGGACAGCCAATGCACCGTCTTGCCGGAACGAACCGCGTCGAAGACCTGCTGGCACTTCGTGATCGGTTCACCGTGCTGCTTGATGTACTCGGGCTTGAACTTCTCGGCGACAATCTTGTTCAATTCGGCGACGATGGCGCTCTTGCTGGTACGCGGCTTGACGCCTGCGGACTCATTGAGGAATTCAAGAGCTTCCTTCTTCCAATTGTTCGGGTGCTTCCAAGTGGAGTCGCGGAGGATGCAGACGGCTTTCTGGACGGTTTCTTGCGTGATGGTGGTCATAGGTGTCATTGGGTGGCGTTAAAGAACTTACACCTGTGCAAGGGCAGCGCAAGCACAAAAAAAGGGGGGCCACTCGCCCCCCCCTGGAACACTCACTAACACCAGAATTAGAAGGGGTCGGACTGAGGGCCGGCCGGCAGGCGGGCAAAGAAGGTGGCCTCGAAGCCCGTGCCTTCCGTGCCGTCCTTCTTCTTGTAGGTCTTGGCGCGGACGTCCACGGACAGGGTGCGACCCTTGGCACGCAGGAGCACCTTCTCCAGGAAGGACTCGTCCACTTCGACCTCGCCGGCGTTGAGGTACTCGTCGATCTCGGACTGGATGGCCGTCGAAGCCATGAAGTCGTTCAAGCGGGAGTGGTTGCCGGACTTGTCGGCTTTCGTCGAGAGCAGGCCGCCCACCAGCTCGCCGTCGGCGGTCTGGAAGGTCAGCTTGGCGTAGTACTCGGCCTGCTGGGTGTACGCGGCCTCGAAGCGCAGCAGCTTGGCGACGTACACGCCGGCCTTGCTGACGTACTTGCTTTTCTCGGGATTGGGATTGAAACGTAGTGACATGATGTTTGTTGGTTGGGGGAGAATCAGACGTCGATGGAGTCAGACGCGGCCCACTTGGGCAAGGAAATAGTTTGCACTTCCGACGGGTACGACGGCCAGGCGCCGAAGAGCGAACACTCGCGGTAGGTAAGGCACGCGGAGGCCATCAGCTTGCGGCCGAGCTCAAGACCTTCTTCGTCGAGGCGGTAGATCGCAAACGCATAAGGCGGCTCCTTCTCCACGGCGACGTAGAAGAATTCCTTCGCCCCGGTGAGGCGGCAGTACCATGCGGCCTGGAGGTGGTACTTGAAGTTGTACAGGTCGCGGGCAAACGCCTTCGGGCTTGCGTCGGTCGTGGTCTTGACGTCGAGCACGATCGTGCGCTCGCTGCCGGCGACGACGAGGTCGGGGCGGCCTTTGATCGGCGTGCCTTCGTAGGTGCCGGTGTAGGTGTGCTCGACAAGGCGGGCGCCTTCGACGCCACCGCAGACCTTCTCGATGCCCGCTTGCGCGGACTCGGCGACGGCAAGCACCTTGTCCATCTCGTCCTTCTTCACGCACTCCTCGTCGGGACGCAGGGTCGCGGCGAAGGCTTCGTAGATGGCCTTGCCCTCCTTCGTTCGGCGGTCGCACTCGGGCATCACGCGGACGGTGCGGTCGAAAACCTGCGGCTCAAGGGAGGCGAGGTGGACGAGGCGACCGAAGCGGAGCGCTGGGGTGTCCTCCTGTTCGGCCTTCAACCAAGCCTGGTAGTGGCTCGGTGAAACCAAAATTTGCTTCGCCCCGCTGTAGTTGAGGGACTTCAATTCGTTATATTCTGTGCGGCTCATGGTAGGAAATTACTTGGAGTTAAACCAGTCGGAGATATTTTTGATGACCACGAAGGCCAGCAAGGTTCCGACAACGGCAAGGAAAAGTGCAAGCAAGCAAAGTTGCTTCATGCTCTCGGGGTCGATGGTGATCGTCATATCAGTTATGCTTAAGGATGCGGTAGAGCTGGCGCTGCTCCGGCGTGGCCAAGTTCTTGAAGTGCTCGAGCTCCGCGGCCTGGAGTTCGTACTGCTCTTTAAGCAGGGTCAAATCCATCTGAAGGCCAAGGCGATCCTCGGCAAGCTGCTGGATGATTCGCTTCATTCGTTCCTCAATGGGCTTGTCGGCCAAGGGCTGGAATTCGTCGGAGCTCATACGGTCTTTTCGTATTCGTTGCGGACGGCGGCGAGGAAAGCATCGCGGCGGGCCGGCTTGGTGAGGGTGGCGTTCAGTTCGGGAGAGATGTCCTCAAAGCCCTGGCCGTCCTCAAGGTGGCCGACCTTGCGGAGCACGGCGACGGCCGCGGCTCGCTGGTGCTCGGGCACCCAGTCGGAAAGAAGGCCGTGGTAGGCCGTGGGGGCGGCTTTGGTGACCGTGTCCATCTCTTCCACCGTGTAGGTGCCGAAAGCGGCTTCTGGGGCCATCAGACGCACGCCTTCGCCGATGGCGCGGGCGGTCAGCATCCGGCGGGGCCACTTCTTCCAGTTGTCCTTCATCTTGCCGTCGTTGGCCAAGGCGGTGCCGTTGGCGATGTACTCCTCGATAGACGCAACGATGCGGGCCTTCGACCCGTGCATGATGAAGTCGGCTTCGACCAGCTTGTCCGTGCGGGTGATCCAGTCCACGCGGCCGCCGGCCTGCTGGAACTTGGCGAGCAGGGCGTCCGACTTGATGGCCAGTTGCCCGTTGATGAAGTGGTAGGTGCGGGCGAGCTCCAGGGGGCTCTTCTTTTCCGCAAGGCACTGCATGGCCAGAACCTCGCCCTGCTCGGGCTTGGTGATGCCGAAGATGCCGGACTTGAAGATGGAAGCCCCGAGCACCTTGATTGCCATCAAGGGGTCGGAGATGCGGTCATAGACCGCGAGGGAGCCGTTGCCGGCGGGGATGTCGACGACCGAGGGGAGCGGGGTGTCTTCTGGTGTGCTCATTTGGTGGTGGTGTTAGGGGAGATGGGAGTGGCGACCTTGGCGACGTCGTCCGCGGAGAAGCGCACCACCTTGCCGCCGATGGAGAGGAACCAGTAAATCTTCTCCTTCGTCAAGGTTGGCTTAAGCTTGCGGGCGACCGTGCCGTCGGGCAGCAGGACGTAGTCGTTGTTTTCGATGGTGGATTCGGTGCTCATAGGTGGCTTATCAGAGTTTCGCACGGATTGCGCTCAAGGCGTTGAACGTGCTGGGCCAGTCAATCATCTCGTCGAGCATACGCTCCTGGTCGATGACCCGCTTGGCTTCGCCGCGGTACTGGATGGAAAAGAGGCGCTTGCCGGCGGCACGCTCCTCGCGCTGGATGCGTTGGGCTTCGCCGAATTCGGAGGTTTCGGTGATGACGACGCGGTTGTGTAGTTTGGTGATCATGGGTGGCGACTTCAGAGGTTGTGCTGCTCGGCGTGGGCCAGCAAGCAAAAAGCGTCGGCCGTCTTCAAGGTGATCTTATTCGACGGGTACCTGCGCTGGGCCTCCTGCTTCAACTTACCCTTCCAAGCCTTGCCCGCAAGGGTCGCCGTCGTGCCGAGCGCCAACGTCTTTTGCCACTCCTGCGGACGCACCAGGACGACCTTGTAGTGCCGGAAGTAGCCCACCAGCCAGCCGAAGGAGTACCCCAGCTTGAAGGCCGCGGAGGACGGGATGAATCGGCCCACGAAGGGCGGCACGTTCTCGATGACCACCGTGCAATCGGCCGGCAGCATCACTTCGCCGATGGTGTCGATGTTGCCCGACAGCGGGATGGCGCCGGGGTACTTGTACACCCAGCCGCCCGAGGCGCCAGGGTCGATGCAGAGGTAGGTCTTCATTCTGGGAAAAAGCAACGGGCGACAATCGTCACCGGGATTAGGCTGATGCCGGTGTTCTTGCCGGCCATGCGGTTGCGACGCACGTCCTCGCAGCACTTGTCGATGATGTAGTAACGATCGTCGAAGTGGAACGTCGAACCCTCGGCCTGCGTGGTCAATTGCACAAGGTGCTTGTCCAGTATGTAACCGTCGAAGTCGGACACCTCAAGGTCGGACGGGTAGTTGTAGTTCTCGCAGTCGTCTTCGACCTTGAACACCCGCACGACGTTCATCGGCCAGAAAAGGACGAGGTCGCTGTTGGGCAGTATGATGTCGAGCGGGTTCATCGGCGCTTGCTGCGGCTGATTCCGAGCTTGAATGAGTCGTTGACGCACTTGACCGAAGACACCTTCAGCCCGTGCTTTTCGGCGATTTGGCGAATCGTCAGACCGCTGTCCATTTCCTGGAAGACCAGCGACTTGACGTGGCCGTAGCCGGCACGCCCGTTGACCGAAGGCAGGATGATGCCCAGGCGGTACGCACCGCCGCGGACGGCCGCGTAGGTGATGCCGTACTGCTTTGCGATCTGCACGGCGTTGAGCCCGAGCTTATGGCCTTCCTTGACCACGTCCATCGTGCTGCCGTAGCCAAGGGTGTTGGATCCGCGGGGCTTCATGGTTGGCCTTTCTGGATGCGTGCCTTGGCGGTTTCGAGGAAAGCGGCGCGGAGCACCTCGTCCTTCGTCACGTCCATGCGGATTTGAAGCAACTCCTCGCTGACGTGGGCAAGACGGGCTTTGAGTTCCTCGTAGTCGCTGTTGAGGATGTAGGCGCCGTCCGGGTCGGCTTTCATCGTGCAGTAGTAATGGACGCCGTGGTTAAGGGCGACCATGTTGAAACGTTGTGGTCGGATCACGACTGCTTGCCCTCCTTGGCGGTTTGGAGTGCGTAGTGCAGTCCTTGAATGTCCTGCAAAGCAATCTTGTGGCTAGCCCACAGCAAAGTTCTGTCCTTGTTGATGGTTTCGTTTTCCTTGGTCAGCCGCTCGACCTCGGCCTTGAGGCGGGCGTTCTCGACCGACAGCGTCCAGACCACCCCATCCGACTTCTCAAGATCGGCTTCAAGCTCCTTCACTCGGGTCATAGCCTGCACCATCTCGCCCCACTTGTTGACCTCGACCGGCACATACTTCATCAAGTTGTCTTGGCTCATTTGGTCAGCTCCGTAAAAAGGTTCTGGCAACGTTTTGCCGCGTCTTGCTTGTGGGCCGGCGCCTTAGACAGGTCGAAACCCGAGTCCTTGAAATTAGCAAAGCCCCATCCGTAGGCCATGTAGATCTGCTCGGCCGTGGGGTTGGCGAAGCCGGCCTTCTCCAGTTGCTCCTTGCACCAGGACAGATACGACAAGGCCATCATGCGCTGCACGTTCTTGTCGGGCCAGTTCGAGTGCTTCAACGTCGGCATATCCTTGGTCTTACGCCATTGGTTTGCCGTGATCCACGCGGCGACGTGCATTTGCCAGGCGCCGACCGCCTTGCCGGCGTCTCCGACCGCGGAGTAGTTCATGCCGCTTTCAATCTGGCCGACGCAGTTGACGAGCACGACCAGCTCGGCCTTCTGTCTATCCCCAGGGGTCATTGCTGCCAGAGTTAATGCCAACGTAGATATTGCATTCATAGGCAAAAACCATCGGACGAATCTCTCGGCACGTCAACCCCCAATATCCCCAGGGGGGGAATTCCCTTTTTCAAAAATAAAGGTCGGTCTATATTTTAGGCCATATAATACGCCGGCAACGACGCTTTAATAAAGAATTTCACTATTAAAGCGCCAGCAAAGGCGGGCTAGAGTTTCCATAACATTACCGCTCGGTAACTTATGCATACTTTTACCCCCTTTTGTTTCCAAACATTCCCGAGCGGGAATACCTTGCGTAGATTAAAAGTTTTAACCTACGCAAATTTGCGGAGATTAATTTCCAAGCAACTTTTTTACCTATTAGTTTTTTCTCGTTTTTTGGGGTTTTTGGGGGGTCGTTATGAATTCCACGCACCGTCCTAGCGAAAACCCCGTTTTTCGGGGGTGCCCTCGGGCCCGGTATGGCCGGATTTAGGGCGGCCAAGCGCTCGAGCTTGCGGGCGAGATCGACGGCCGCGGGCGGGCGGCCCGGTAGCAGGCGGGCAGCGGGCGGGCATGGCCGGCGGCCCAAGGCACCTAGGCACGGCCGCGGGCAATCCTAAACCCCTAGACGGGCGCCGGCGGGCATAGGACAGCCAAGGGCGGGCAACCCCTAGGCAAAGGGAAGCTAGGCGCCTAGGCGGGCAGCGCGGCCCGTCCAGGCACGCGGGCACCGGAGGCGGCCGCGCGACTAGGCACGGGGGTTCGGGCCCGGCGCGCGTCAAACGGCCGTAGCGGGCAAAGGAAAGGCCCGCACGGGGCGGGCCTCGAGGATCTCCGGCGCCGGCCGTCACTTGTCCCCTTCAATCTCGAGCGCCGCGGAAAGCAAAGCGGGCAGCCAAGCGCGGGCCATGTCGCGTTCAATCTCGGAAAGGCACGCCGGCGGCCCGCCTATGCCCTCGAGCTCTTGCCAAGCCTGGTTTAAGTTATCCGCAAGAGAGCGCCGGGGGTGTAAGTAAAGCTCACCCCATCCGGCGCCGATTTGCCATTGCAGGCAAGCGCCCATCGGGCAGGCCCGCAAGTAAAAGGCGGCGGCCGTAGCGACCTGGAGCGCCGTCCCCTCGAGCGTGCGCTCTTCCGGGCCGCCCATGTCGGCCGGCGAGATTTGCAGGGAGATCACTGGCGGCCCCCCTCCAAACGCATGACAAATCCGGAAAGATCCTTTTTGGCTTTGCCCTTTGCCTTGAGCACGCCGACACGGCCGCGGCCGCCGGGGCTCAGTCGGTCAAGAAAGCGCACGTCATGACGGTCAGCGTCAAACGTTGCAAAGCTCTCGCCGGCGATTGCCAAGCGCTGCCCATCCCGGTGCCCGTCCACTACAGCCGCGACATTGCAGCCGGCCGCCGCGACAATGGCCGCCGTCGGCGCGTTTGTCTCGGAAAGGGAGAACGTCAAATGATAATTTTCCGGAAGCTCTCCGCGGGCAAACGCAAGCGCACGCCGGGGGTTTTTCGTATAGTCGTAAAATTGCAAACCAGGAAACTCTTCAAACAACTCCGGGGCCAAGCTTTCCCATGGCAAATCCGACGTGCCGTTAAGGCGCACGGCCGGCCGCATCCCCTCTCGGGCAGCGCGGCGCATCAATGCGCGGATCTCGCCGCGTAAGACGTCCAGGAAAGCGGCGCGGTCAGCATGCAGAAAGCGCGTGCGCATGACGCGGGCAATGTTGACCGTTGCAAATATGCCCGCGCGGCCGGCCGAGAAAAGGCAAGCTTGCGCGCAACCCTTAGACGCGTGCGGGCAAAGATTGCCGACGCCGGCCAGCGTGCCTGGAGCAAGGTAAAGAATCCCGGTCAGCACGCCGGCCGCGGCGCCTTTGACGGTCTTCGCGTCGGCCGCAATCGATAGCAGCGAACCGGGCATTTTAAACGGCGCGCGGGCGGCCGGGTGATCGGGCACGCCATCAAAGGCGCGGCCGACGGTGGGGGTGGGGGTGTTTTCGGTTTTCATGTGTTAGGGGAAAGGGTTTAGTCGTTAAGCAAACGAAAGAGCGCCGGGCCGCATTTGACCAGGGCGACATTGACGGCAACGGCGACGGCCGCGGCGGTGAACCAAAAAAGAAAGGAGCGCATGGAAGGGGAATTAGGAGAGAAGGGAGTTTAGTTTTTCAAGCGCGCTAGTACGAGCTGCAAGGGCGGCCACGTAAGACGCGTTTGCCTCGTCAATTGCGGCCTGCGGCCAAGCCCTAGTCGTCTCTTCGCATTTGCGAGACGCTAGGCAAAGGGCTAAACGGGTAGCCTCGGCAACCTTTCGGGCGGCGGTGATTTGCTTGCGGATTTGTGCAGGGGTTTTATTCATGGCAAGGGGATACAAAGGCACGCGGGCAGGCACGTCAACACCTCATTTTAATAATTTAAAACCCCTTTGCCTAGGGCATAGGACAGTGGGCACGGGCAGCTGACTAGGGCGACGTTAACGGCCACGGCGACGGCCGCGGCGGTGAACCAAAAGAGAAGGGAAGACATAGGACAAACAAACAAAGGCACGGCCGCGGCCACGTCAACACCTTATTTAAATAATTTAAAACCCCTTTGCCTAGGGCATAGGACAGCGCGCGGGCAGGCGGGCAGCTGAGCGCCGTCGGCCGGCGACCTAGGCGGGCACGGGCAGCGCACGGCCGCGGGCAATGGACAGCGTGCCAGGTCGCGCCCCGTCGGATCTCGGCCGGCGACGTCGGCCACCTTGGGCCCGAGCTGAGCGCGCCGGCGACCTACCCCCACCGGGCACGGCGACGGCCGGCGACATGGGCAGCTGAGCACGGCCGCGGCGACGGCGACGGGCACGGCGACGGCCGGCCGCCCTACCCCCGATAGGAAGTCTACTAGGGGGGTCGGGAACTGCAGGGGGCGTAGCCCCTGCGACCTCGATGAGCACCGGGGAGTAAACTCTTTAAAATCTAATAATGGTTAATGTGGTGGTTATAACCACCAATGGGCCATTTCCTTTATCACCCTCTATTAGCAATCAATCTTCTGACTGCATCTAAAGATGCATATGTCAGAAGAAATAGGGAATGGCTATTTCCATTCCCCTTGCTTAACGCCTTTTGGGCTTGCAAGGGGAATAGGCCATCCCATAGAACCCCGACCCCTTAACCGCATGAAACCCAAAACTCACAACGGAGACGACAAGCCACGTCGCCCGTTCCAGCGCAGACAAGACTTCGAGACGCCCTGGGCTCGGGCGTGGCGCCGATCGCCGGAGCGGATGCGTGAGCACGTCAATCGGATGACCGAGGCACGGACGGCCAAGGCCGAGGAGCGGGCGTCGCTCATCCAGGCTTTGTTCGACATGATGCCCTCGGAGCCGATGCGGCCGTACGTCCTCCGCGACAGGTTGATTGAGCTGTGGTCTACGGCCTACGGTGAGGAACTTACACTCAAGGCCGCTTGGCTGGAAATCCGCTGCGCCATCCGGCAGGGGCTGGTCGGACGGACGGATGACGGGGACTACATCCCGCGGCATTCGACGGAGCGATAGTTGTTGACAAGGCGGCGGCCCTGGCCATCAATCAGCAGGCAAGGGCGACGCACTTGCGACATATCGACATCGACCACGAAGATTATCGGCAGCTGAAGGACGGCGCCGCGGAATTGCGTCGGGTCGGTTCACGGTGGTTGCGGCACGCGGCCGAGATCGGAAAGTCAGACGTGACGCTGTCGAACTTGATGGCCCGCGAAGCCGCGGTCGCGTTGGACGTGGCTACGAGGCTGGAGGAAGTGCTCGAGCAATGAGCAAGGCGTCCGACATGGCCGCGATCTACGCCGCGTGGTGGCGCAAGCTGTCCCCCGGCGAAAGAGTGTCTTTGTGCGAACAAGGCTTCGACCCTAAGAACCCTTCATGGGCCGGCATCCCACTCGCTCACCGCTACGTCGATAGCGACCGCTCATCCCATTACGATGCGGTCGATGGTCAGACCGACAACACCTTCAAGCCATTCGCAGTCACGCCACGCGGCTACGACGTTGACTACGCCTTGGCGATGCGCTGGCAAGCCGAGCAGGCGCAGCCCGAGAACCTTATGAGCGAACGAACCTTCACCTTCCAGGAGATGCTCGACATCCTGCGGAAGGTCATAGCACCGTGGACGGATTCGCAGAGCCCCGACGTGCGGCTCTTCGGGACGTGCCAATACATCGCCCTCGGGGTGCCTGGGCAACCGACGATGACGGAGCTGGCCAAGCGGCACGGCGTGACGCGGGCCGAGATCAGCCGTCGGGTGAAGCACATCCAGCGCAAGATGAACTTGCCGCCGTCGATGTACATGAAGTCCGACCACGCCTGTGCACGGCTCAAACGCAAATGAGCCGACCACGCTACCAAATCTTCATCGGCTACGACTCCAGCGACAAGGGTCGAGTGCGTTACTATTTCCAAGACACCGACCCTGGCTGTGACACAGGCATGAATCGAGGAGTTAATTACGGGATGGTACTGCTGTACAAGGGACGTAACTTTGTGTTCAAGTTCAATCCGCATGACGCCATCGAGTACTGCATCGCCCTCAACGCGGAAGACGCAGTCAAACGCAAATGAAAATCACCAAGGTCGAATTCGCCGGACGCCTCGGCACATCCAAGCAACAGGTGCAGAAGTGGGTCGAGCAGGGTATGCCCATCGACTCCATCGAGTCAGCTGAAGCATGGGTCATGGCCAAACGGGCCAAGGGCGGTTCCGCGGACACCGTGCCGATGAAGCCCGACAAGGACTTCGACGAGACGGTCGAGAAGCAGCGCGAACTCAAGGCCATCGCCTACAAGAAGTACCTTGACGACATCGACACGCCCGAGGCGTCCAAGTCGTATGCGACCTACGACAAGCTGGTGAAGACCTTGGTCACCCTCGAGAAGGAGATGCTGGCCCGCCAGATTGCATCGAGGGAACTCATCCGCACCCAGACCGCCATCGAGCGCTTCGGCAAGGTGCTCTCCGACCTACGGCAGCAACTCATCCAACTCGGCACAAAGGTGGCCCCCAAGGCGAACCCAGACCACCCTGGACGGGCGCTGAAGGCCATCGACGAGGAAATCAACCGCATCCTATCCCGCATTGCCGAAACGGCCGTGGAAGCCGAGCAGGGGGTCACGGAAGGCACGTCTGATGAGGTTGACCCGACCGAACTGGAGATTGTCGAGGACGGGGAGGTCGAAGAAGATACCGAATGATTGACCCAGCCGATACCTACGAGCGGCACCTCCGTGCCATCATGGCCCCAGACCCAGACGGCGACATCGTCGATTGGCTGGAGTCCAACATCAAATCGATGCCCGGTGCTATGCCCGGTGCCTTCCGCGTAGAGTCCACGCCGTACCTTGCGCCCATCCTGCGGGCAATGTGCGACCCCGAGATTCAGACCATTGTAGTCTTCGGTGCGGTGCAAATGGGCAAGTCCACCCTTCTGGAGCTGTGGTCTGCCTACATCGCCGGCCGAGCTCCCGGCCCGACCTTGCTGCTCCAGGACGTCGATCAGAACGCCAAGGACTGGCGGCTCGACCGACTCAAGCACATCTGGGATCACACGCCGGCCGTACGCTCCCGCATCAGCACGACCGAGAAGTCCAACTGGCACACGAACCAATTCCAGCGCTGCACGATGTGGGTGCTCGGGGCCGAGAACAAACGCAACCTCCAGCGTCGTTCCATCCGCTACCTTGGCGGTGACGAAGTCTGGCTCTGGAAGAAAGGCCACCTCAACGAAGCCTTGCGACGTCGTACCGCGTTCACTTGGAACGGCAAGTCGGTCTTCATCTCGCAAGGTGGCCATGAGGGGGATGACATCACAAACCTTTGGAACAACACCGACCGCCGCGAATGGATGTTCCGATGCCTGTCTTGCGACGCCCAGCAGGCTTATGAATTCGAGCAGCTGATTTACCCGCCGGAAGCCAAGGGAGGCGATGGATGGGACATCGACAAGGTCAAGAAAGGCGTAAAGTACAAGTGCAAGTCCTGCGGTCATATGCACGACGATTCATTCGTCACACGCACGGAAATGAACGCGAAAGGGGCTTACGTCCCCATGAATCCGACAGCCCAGTCCGGCATCGTCGGGTTCCATTGGAACGCCCTGTGCAGCCAATGGGGTATGTCATTCGGCGATCTAGCCGCAGAAGCCATCATGGCCAAGAAGGCTTTCGACGAGCACGGTGACGAAACGAGTCGTGTGGAGTTCAAGCAGAAGAGATTGGCCATATCCTGGAGCGATGAGCCGGATGACAACGGAGGTGAAGTGCTACCGAGCGGATACCGCATCATCGACCCCTGGGAAGACGAAGGTGCGCTCGTCGATGGAAAACTGCAAGCGGCTCCGATCACCGAAGAGCACCGAAAGTCCAAGATATTCGCCAATCTCAGATTTCTTACCGTGGACGTCCAGCGCGAAGGCTACTACGCCACCCTGCGGGCGTGGTCGTCGGACGGCAAGAGCCGCGGCAAGGGTTGGCATTACTTCAAGACCGACGACGAACTGCGGGCCTTCCAGATCAAGAACGAGGTCGCCAACTTCTTCGTTTTCCTGGACTCCGGCGACGGCCCCAACACCGATTCGGTCTATCGCCTATGCGCCCGATACGGTTGGAACGCCACCAAGGGTTCCGGCCAAAATGAGTTCGCTTGGCGTGTCCAGACGCCCTACGGCATCAAGGTGGCCTACCGACCCTACCAGCGGGCTAAGGTCATCCAGGTCGGTGCCCAGTCGCTCAAGCTGTACGTCTTCTCAAACCTTGTGTTCAAAGACACGCTTACCCGCCTACGCAGGGCAGGCCACCACACCTACCCCGAGGATTACGGCGACGAGTACCGCAAGCAGATGCAGTCCGAGCACCGTACTAAGAACAACAACGGCACCCCCATTTGGGTGCCCATCGGCGACCGAGCAAACCACCTTTGGGACTGCGAGGTAATGGGCATCCTGCCGGCGATGATGGCCAAGCTGATCGGCAAGGGCAAGAACCGCGGTGCCACCCCGACCGCTGAAGACGAAAAGCCAGAAAAGGAAGCTACGGAATCCGCTTGACGTGACTAATTGACGTCCTTGAATCGAGATAAGGCTGGCCGCATCTCGGTTAGGGGCGTCATTGGTGGCTCTGGTGACAGCGTGGTCGTGATGCGGTCAGCCCCCTTTACATGGGGCTAAAAACAAGATGGCACGCGCCCAAGGCATTTTTCTTGTTTTGGAAATCTCCGATATCGAAGATATCGTGGCTACCGCCGTTACTTTGCTCAAGCAGGGCAAGACGATGATGGAATACGCAGACTCCGGCACGTCCGTGACCAAGGAGTTCCCCATGACCATCCAGATGACCCTGCTGGAGGCACGCTATGCTCTGCAAGTGAAAGACCCCCAGCGTTATGGTGCAATCGATAAGACGCGGGTCATCAATATGCTGAACAACTTCCGCGGCCTCTGATGCGCAAAGAAAAGACCCCCAAGAAGTCGCCCGCTCGGGCGTCTAAAATCCCGAAGATCGCCCCTGGCGTCAAGGTGAACCCTGCGCTCAAGAAGCAGGCTTCCACCGGCCCTGGCATCTTCTCCAACTTCGAGTCCGCGAAGTTCAGCAACAAGCGCAGTTGGATTTGGTCGTCGTGGCCGCAGGACTTCAAGAAGACCATGACGGTCTTCGACCGCATGGAGACGACCCGCCGGATGCGCTGGTTGGAGCTCAATGCGGGGCTCATCCGACAGGTCATCGCCGACATCGCGATGTACTCGGTAGGCTCGGGCATCAAGGTGCAGGCCCAATCCGGCAACGATGCGTGGGATGACCAGGCCGAAGCGTACTTCAAGAAGTGGGGTTCCCGTGCGACCGATATCACCGGCCGCTATTCGTTCTTCGAGATCCAGCACATCATCTGCAGGCTCATCGACCGCGACGGTGAAGTGTTCGTGGTCAAGACCAAGGGCAAGGACGGTATGCCGAAGCTCCAGATCATCGAGTCCCACAAGGTCGGCAACCCCACGTCGGAGTCCCCGCCTCCTGGAATGGTGGATGGCATCCTCTTCGGCCCCTACGGTGCCCCAGAATATTATAACGTAATTCGCTCGGACGGCTCCAGCCGCCGCGTGCCGGCCAATGCAATGCTCCACCTGTACGAGCCCGAGCTGGCCTCTGGCGCCCGTGCGTACAGCCCGCTTCAGCACTCGATCAACAATCTGATTGATATGCTGGAAATCCTCTCACTTGAGAAGGTCGCAGTAAAGACGAACACGGACGTCGTACGCACCATCAACCGCGAGAACGCCCAGTTCGACGGCACCCAGTCCGACTTTGAAGCCTTCGGGATGCGTCCCCAGGATTACGGCAACAACGGCCTCACCGACCCCAACGAGGCGTCCACGTTCCTCGGCGGCAAGACCATCGCCCTCGCCCCTGGCGAGAAGCTGGAGTCTTTCGAGTCCAACCGACCCAACGCCACGTTCACGGGTTTCATCGAGCACCTCATCCGCGACTCGCTCGCCGGCGTGCTGCCGTACGAATTCGTCCACGATCCGACCAAGGCGGGGGGCGTTACCATGCGCTTCGTGGTCGCAAAGGCCGACCGCAAGTTCCAGCACCGTCAGTCGGTGCTCATCCAGCGCTTCCTCACGCCGGTCTGGGGTTACGTCATTGGCAAGGCCATCAAGGACGGCAAGCTGCCTCCCATCAACACCTTCATGCAAGTGACGTGGACGACCCCTCGCCGCGTCACCGTCGATGCCGGCCGAGACGCCCAGCAGACCCGCCTCGACATTGAAACGGGCATCAAGTCCATCACGGACTTCCACCTCGAGAACGGCGACGACCCGAAGGAAAAGCTCCGCGAGAACGCCGCCGAGAAGGCGTACATCAAGCAGCTGGCCGACGAGTACGAAATCCAGCCTTCGGCCATCTACAAGCCCCAGAACCTCAACATCGCCGACGTCAACGCATCCTTCGCCGAGGAAGAACCAGGCGAGACGATGTCGTATATGGACGACGGCGAAGAGGTGAAGGTCAGCGTAGACGACCCCAACGTCAAACCCAAGACCGCAACCCCCGCGGACGAATAACCAATGAGCAATATCCAGAACGCTTTCGCAAGCCTCACCCCAGTCCTTATCGAAGGACACAAGGCCAAGGCATACATCGACAAGGTCAACGCCTTCGACCCCGCTTCCCGCAAGGCCGGCGACGACCTCGAGGATATGCTCGAGATGATCTTCGGTGAGCCCCCAGAGCTCATCAAGGCCGGTTCGTTGGCCATCATCCCCGTACGCGGCGTCATTGGTTCCGAACTCACGGAACTGGAGAAACTTATGGGCTGCATCGACGTCGAAGACGTTGAGGAGATGCTTGAGGAAGCCGAGCGTGACCCGAACATCAAGACCATCCTGTTCGACTTCAATTCCCCCGGCGGCACCGTCACGGGCGTCCCAGAGCTGGCCAACCGCATCTTCAACGCGAAGAAGCGCACCATCGGCTGGACGTGCTCCCAGTCGTGCTCCGGCTCCATGTGGCTGATGAGCCAATGCGACGAGGTCTACGTCAGCGGTTCCTCGACCGTAGGCTCGATTGGTGTCTACATCCCTGTTCTCGACGAGTCCAAGGCTTACGCCGAGGAAGGCTACGAGATGAAGCTGCTCAAGTCCGGCTGGGCAAAGGGAGCCGGCTACCCTGGCACCAAGATGTCGCCCGAGCAGGAAAAGCTGTTCCTCGACGACGTCGCCGAAACGCACGCTTGGTTTATCTCCCACATCAAGCGCAAGCGCACGCTCGCCAAGGATGAGGATATGCAGGGCCAATGCTGGTCTGGACGCAAGGCCGCCGCCAAGATGCTCGTCACGGGTATCAAGGATACTCTAGACGACGTGCTAAAGCATATCGGTGCAGACGTCTACGCCAACCTCGAGCGCCAGGAGCCTGCCGTTGAATCCGCTGGTTCCTACGCCGCGGACGTCAGCCCCGAGCAGGGCGAGAAGGAAGAAGTCGAGCCCATCAAGGATCTGAAGAAGAAAAAGAAGGACAAGAAGTCCGATGAGGATGATGACGAAGAAGAGGAGATGCCGAAGGACATCCCCAATGATTCCTGCCCGCCCGTAGATACGGACGGCAAAGGCTGATTATTGACACTTGGCTAAAAACAAGATGACCCTCGAAAAGCTCTACACCGACCTCAAGGAAGCCTTCACGGGCAAGACCGCTGAAGTCGAAGCCAAGGCCGGTATCATTACTTCGCTCGAAGCCAAGGTGGCCGAATTGACCGCCGCTGCCGCCGAGAAGGAAACCGCTTTCGCTTCCCTCGCCGAAGCGAACAAGGAGCTCTCCGAAAAGTTGGCCGCTGCTGAAGCCCTTTCCAAGAAGGCCAGCGAAGACGTCGCACGCATCGCCGCCAACCAGAAGACCGCTGGTGCCCAGGCCGCCGAGATCGTCGCCTCTGCCGGCGTCGAGCCCGTAGAAATCACCCACGGCGAAAGCGCCGCAGCCACGAAGACCGACGACGAAATCGTCCAAGAGTGGTCTGCCATGAAGCAAGGCACCAAGGAGAAGCAAGCCTTCTTCGACCGCAACAAGTCGGTCATCCTCCGCGTGCTCAAGCTCTCGTAATCCCCCTCTCAACTTCAACCCCATAAAATACTACTATGTCTAACAGCATCGGAGGCTTGACCCTCCAGCTCGTCGCCGAAGAGTCCCTCCGCACCCTGGTGCCGGAACTCGTTCCGCTCACCAAGATTGCGGTCACCGACTTCGGCTCCTACGTTGCCGAGCGCGGTTCCGTCGTCCACACCCGCTACGCTAATTCGTTCGCCTCGACGAAGTACAATCCGGCCAACGGCTTCGTCCCGACCGCCGCTGTCTCGACCGACGTTGCGATCACCCTCGAAGAGCCCGACTACGTCGATCTGGCTTTCACCGACTTTGAAGCCTCCACGCTCTCGCTGGAACGCCTCCGTCGCCTGTTCTTCGCCCCTGTCGCCAACGCCGTCCAGAAGTCCCTCTTCGACAGCGTCCTCTCCAAGGTGACCTCGGCCAGCTTCACGACCGCCGCCTACTCCGGCGCCAAGTCCTCGTTCAACCGCATCGCCGTCGCCAACGCCGCGACCGCCCTCACCAAGGCTAACCTCCCCCATAAGGATCGCCACATCCTCCTCAGCCCCGATGCTCTCGGTCAACTGGTGCAGGATCCGACCGTCGCCCAGGCGTTCTCGTACGGCAACGCCGACGTCATCCAGAACAACGCCATCGACAAGAAGCTCCACGGCTTTGGCATCAGCGAGTACAACGGCTTCCCGACCAGCGGCACGGCCTACACGGAAGGTCTTAACGGTATCGCTTCCTGCAAGGAAGGCTTGGTCATCGTCTCCCGCGTGCCGGCCTCGCCGACCACGGGCGGTGGCGAACAGATGAACGTGACCGACCCCGAGTCGGGCTTCACCTTCGCTCTCCGTTACTTCTACAACTGGCAGATGGGCACGCACAATATGCAGGCCATCTGGCTGACGGGTTCCTCTGTCGGTAACCCGAACGCTCTCCAGCGTATCGCCTTCACGTCCTAATCGGGCGTAGGTTTTTGGAGGGTAGCGCATCCCCTCCACCGCGAAAATGAAAAGAGGCCCACTCCTTCGGGGGTGGGCTTCTTCATTTACACAGGGCTAAAAACAAGATGGCCATCCAAGATGAATGGGCTGCGGACGCCGCCGAAATCCTTGCCGAGATCCCCAAGGCGGTAACCGTGCGGAATACCCCTGGAGGCTCTCCCGTGGCCCTTAACTGCTTGATGTCGCAGCCGATGATTATGCAGGACTTGGAAACCGGCGGCTTCACGTCCTCGACGTCCTATGACGTAAAGTTCCTGCGCACCGACGCCGCAGCCAACCCTGGACTCATCGCCTACGGCAACATTATTACCTACCAAGGGGAGGATTTCCGCATCGTGGCCCTCGTCAATCGCCCGCCTTCCGCGTGGGTGATTTGCAAGGTTCAGACGCTGGTGCAATGAGCATCGGTTTCCAGTTCCCGGAGCCAGTCAAAGGTCTTACGTTCAACAACAAGGAGCTCAATCGGGCTCTTATGGTCTATGCCTCACTTTCAAAGCGGAAGATGGCCGACGTCCTCAAAGACCAGACCCGCAAGTTCTGCATCGATCTTTGCGACTATTTCCCGCCCTTCTCTGGTTCGGCGCCGGCAACCCACAGCGGCGGGGAGGGCGGTTTTGGCAATCGAGCACGCAACAAGGGCCGCGACGCCGTCAATCGGGATATCCGGCATATCTTCGAGCCCATTGCCCAAGCCCCTGCTGGCGACGTTGCTGCCAAGGGTAGCCATTCCATCTTCGCAGCCTGGCTTAATGCCAAGATGAAGCTGCCGGAACCTCATTACCCGGAATACATCTTCAGCATCGTCAAGAAAAAGGGCGTCTGGTTGACTGCCGAAACCGAGTGGGACTACTTCAAGGGTGTAGAGAAAAACCGCGGGAAGTACAAATGCAATTTCCTGCTTACACCTTCCGACGCTGAGTTGCGCAAGGAACATTTCCGCATTCGTCACGGAAAGAACATCCGCGTGAACAAGGGTCAAGGCCGAGAACGGTACTTCGTGGACGACTGGAAGGCCGTCGAGCGATATATCAAGAAGACCCAGCAAAGGGTCGGCAAACTCAAGTCTGGATGGTATGCCGCCGGCGAAAAGCTCGGTAAGATGCCAACCTCAGCTTGGATTCGGAATCAAGGTTCGGCTACGTCCGTATGCGTACCGATGCTCCAGGGCAACCATCCACAAATCACCATCGGAAACACCATCGCACGCGACCACAGCCAAGGATGGCACTTTTTCTCAAAAGCCCGCGATCACCGCCATTACTCAATCCGAGTGGCCATCTACCATATGTTCAAGAACTCCAAGAATGCCCGTAAGGTTCTTGGCGCCAAACAGGCCATCGTGATGCTTGAAAAACAATCCAACGAACTTAAATGAGCGTCCCATTCTTCTCCGCACGAACCGTCATCGAAAACAAGCTGACGCCCTATCTGGCCGGCCTGCTGCCTGGCGTTGCCGTTCACAAGGGCGTCACGCCCGAGATTAAGACCCTGCCTATGGTCACGGTCTATGCGGAGTCCGCAAAGCCCGCAGAATCCCTTGGAAGCCGTCCTTTGGGGAATTACAACGTCACCATCAGTATCCGCGTGATCTCATCGGCCGACGACGAAACCTTGGACACCCACCGGGACAGGGTGCAGTCGGTGGTCAACGCAATGGCCAACATCGACGCCATCAAGGCTCTTTGGACGTACTCTTCGGACGGCCTTCTTTACGACGTATTTATCAATGGAGGGGATGAGGAGGGGGAGCACCAGCGCAAGTACGGTAACATGATCCAGTATACGGCCTATGTCGTAGCCCCCCCCGCCCCTTGACACTTGGCTAAAAACAAAGAACAACAATGGCAGACGCTATCGAATACGGTGTAGCCCTTTTCTACGGGCTCCGAGACAAGACGTCCATCACCTACATGGTGGTTCAGTCTGATGACCTTACCGACACCCTGGCCCTCGATGTTGAAGTCGCTGACGAAGAAGGTCGCGTCATCACCGACCACCTCGACGATCGCCGGAAGGAAATCAACATTGACGGTGTTCTGAAGTTGTCTGACGCCATCCCGGACATCGCCACTCAATTCACCTACAGCGGCGTTCAGTATATCCTAAAATCGATTGACGACAAGGGTAGCAACAAGGACTACCGCAAGGTCACCGTCAAGGGCGTCAAGTACCAGGAGATCAACTAAGCCCGAAAGGGCTGACCGAGATGGACGCTCGGTACCTAAAGGCCAGCACAGCCTTGCCCTCACCTGTAAAGGTCTGCGGCAAGGTATTGCTTCCCTTCTGCCTACGGCATAGACTTCTCTTGGAGTCGATTGACTCCCCCTTTTTAAAGCCGGAAAACTCCTCTTTCCGTGCATGGGACGTCATCGTCGCGGTACGCATCCTGTCCGGCTACGACAAGCAATGCATCGGCAAGCCGCTCACGTTACGCGAATGGTTCCAATTTCAGTTCCTGCGCCGTAACCGCACGGTGTTGGCCAAAAACGTCGGACGGATTATTGGCTACCTGTCCATCAACTTTTCCTACCCTAAGTTCTGGGAGAAGGAAAGCAGCGGCAAGAAGGTCGAGAAGCTCCCCTGGGTGCTTTCCTGCGTGTCCACCTTGACCCGCAACGGATGCACGCTTGAAGAGGCATGGACAATGCCGGAATCCGAAGCAATCTGGATGTCCGTATGCCACGGCATTTACAACGGAAACGAGATCCAAATCCTTTCCACGGAGGAAGAGGAGCAGCTCGATAACTTCGACGAAATCGTGAACAAATTCAAGTCCCGCATGGGCGACATCAAGTAACCTATGGCAAGCGACATCACAGTCACGCTGGGCATCGACGCCAGCCAGATGCAGAATGGCCTCAATGAAGTCGTCAACGCGGCAAGGAAGGCTGAAGGCCAAGGCCGTAACGGGGTTATGTCATGGCTGAAGACCTTCAACCAGGGGGGCATTGGTGGATTGATGGCAAAGGCGCTAGGCCCAGAAGCTCAAATTATCTATGAGGCGTTGGCGCCTGTCTTTGACGCCATCAAAGCGGTCGTCGAGAAGGCCAAGGAGCTCCGTAACCTTTCTTTGGCTACCGACATCCCTACCGGCGAGCTCCGTAAGCTTGAGGTAGTCGCTGAACGCTCCGGCGTTAGCCTCGGTCAATTGGCCCATTCAGTATCAGAATTCAACAAGAACATGGGCAAAGCCCGCATCTCTGGATCGGAGATGAACAACCTATTGAACAAGCTTGGAGTCAGCCAGGAGGAAATCAGCCGAGGCACCTATGACTATAACAAGGGTCTGCGTGACCTTGCAAAGGCGCACAAGGCCGGCACCGACGCAGCCACCCTGGCTTACTACGGCAACGTGATGTTCGGCTCGTCCTTTGAACAGCTGCTGCCATTAATCAAGCAAGGTACTGGTGAATTGGACAAGGCCGGTCGATGGATTTACAAGACCAGCAATATCGCCAACGAGCAGCTGGCCGATATGTCCGACCGATGGGATAAGTTCTGGGCCAATCTCAAGAACGGTTTTGCCGAGTTCGTCGGCTTTGCCGATATGTACCTCAATATGACAAGGAATGCCGCCGTAACTGCGGCCACCTATGGCATGGCTTTGGTATCCCCCAAAAATGCCGCGGCAATGCTTAACGAAGGGTTCGTAGGAGGAAAGGAAGCGCGAATTCTTGCAGGCAAAACCATCGCATCTGGACTTCCGCAGGAAAAGGCAGACGTATTCCTAAAGAAGCTTGATGAATTGGTCAACGGCGAGGCCGGCAAGAAACTGACTCCGCTTGGCCTTCAGACCGCCCAGGCAGCATCCACGCTCCAGCAGATGGGCGGCGGTGATATAGTGTCCGCGTATGCATTCAACCCGCAGGAAGAAACCGCAAAAAACACGGCAAGAATGGTAGAACTTCAACAGCAACAGCTCGACGAACAGCGCCGAGGAAACGAAAAATCCAACCCACCTAAGGGAAGCCTTTACCGCTCAAAATAAAATGTCAGACACATCAATTCGATATGGCAATGACCTCAGTTATCGCGTCATCCAGCCCGGTTGGGTGATCGAGAGCGACGGCTTCGGTCTGGTGCAGGCCCGCGTGACGTACAAGTGGGACGCAAGCCCGGAAAACATCCAGCAGTTCACTTCTTACTTCTACCTCGGTGCTTCTTGCGACATCGACGGCTGGTCTTCGCTGGGTATGTCCAAGGCTTCGATGACCCGCGAGAAGGGCGACATCCTAACGATCGTGGCAGAGTATGTCGGCATCGACCCGACCATCAATGGTGGTAGCCGTACTAACCCCATCATGTCCATGTCGGCATCTTCTTCGTCCGAGGACATCACGCACCACCCAAACTTCTACAAGATTGCGTGCACCAGCATTACTGGTTCCACAGATCCGCAAGTCCCATTGGCTGGCCCTCCCCCGACTGCTGGTGGCTTTGAGAAGGACACCGCCATCAATCCGAACCGAGCTTTGTGGACTCCACGCGTTCAGAATACCGGCGCCACCAACAACTGCCAGTTCGTGGCCTTCCTGCCCGCACAGAAGAGCACCGAGCCCGTCAACATCAAGGCCGGCGTAAAGTCGTACTACAAGCCTCAGAACACGATTCGGATGACGCAGTACTTCGATACCGAAAACGAAGCCTTGTCCAACGCTTCTTACGTCGGTTGGTTTACCGACGGCACCTACTTCGGTATGCCTCCAGAATATACGGCTCTTTGCGGTGAAGGTGCTCCGGCGTACCCAGGCAGACTTTACTACATCCCAGAGTATGAAGCATTGGTCAGCCGTTCATTCTTGGTTACTAGTTACTCCGTAGAGCGCTTCGGCAACATCTGGAAGACCACGGGCGAGTTTATGCTCTCCGGCCTTACTGGTTGGGATCCAGACATCTACCCTGGCCCCACCCAGTAATGGAAAACGAGTACATCAGCTCGTTTCTGGATGGCCTATACGGGGACACGACCCGCGGCCGTCAGATGCCCAGCAACGGCGTTCTTTACGACGCCAATGCCGGCGGCAGCTCATTGTCCCTTCCTGCCGACTTATACGAGCCAGGTCTAAATGACTTCTTGGTCAACGTAAACGGCAACGGCAGCGAGTGGACGGTCAACGTCGCCAAGGGGACGGTTTTCTACCGATCCAGCCCTAATGTCTTCAATGGAGGCTGTCTTCGTCAATTCGTTGTCCAAGGCTTTGCCGTATACCCGAAAGAATCAAAGACGGAAGGTGATTACACAGACACCCCTTGGGTTGAGAAGGGTGGATATTGCGCCATCAGCCCTTTGACCACGACCGGCGAAGGTGAAGAGGCCGTGACCACAGGGTCGAACCAATACGGCGTCTACCTTATCGCCAATCAGTACAAACTTGTCAGCTCGACTGGAATCCAGTCTGCCACGCCTTACTTGGCCTTGATGCCTGTCAATGGAGATGCCTGGAACAAGACAAAGCCTTGGGGCGGTGAGGACGGTTGCGATCTCCAGCGCTGGTTTGAATTCTATCAGTACAAGAACGTAAGCCTGCTCCAGCCCCCCATTTCCCCCACCTATGAGGTCAGCGGCCAACTTACGGTTTCGCGTGAAGCTGTGCTCCAGAACTACAACTGCCAGCGCATCCTTCTGGCCCTAATCACTTGGGACACCGACGCCTTGGTTTGGACGGTAAGGCAGTTCGCCGCCGGCACAATCACCATCCCATATAACCTTTGGTATAATGGGGTTTATCCTTTCCCAGTAGAAGACCCGCCTGCCCCCTACCCAGACTGGTACGGATCCCCCCTCTATGGCCCGCAGCAGGAGGATTGGGAGGGCGATTATACCGATTGCGACAAGTGGGATGGGACTGGCACCAGCCCAACGGTACCCGTTTAAGGTAAGATTTTCGGGGTGGTTGACATAGGGCTAAAAACAGAAGCCTTATGGCCACGCCGTCCTTTACCTTTATTCGGGGTTCAACCTTCTCGGCCAACTGCACCTATGTGCCCGAACCCGGCTGGCCGACCGACCTTACTGGCGTGACCGTGGCCTCCCGCGTCCGCGACTCCCGCGGCTACGAGCACAAGCTGGTCTTCACGCTGACCAGCCCTACCACCTTTACTTTGTTCTTCGACAACACGCAGTCTTGGTTCGCCGGCATTGCGTTCTGGGACTTGCTGTTTATCAACAACGGCATCGCCTACTACTCCCAGGTCGTGAACATCAACATCCTCGAAAACGTCACGCCTAACTCCTAATGGGATTACAGATTACCATCCTTGAGTCCGCGCAGCTGGGGGTGACGATTGTCGAACCCTTTAATGTTACGCTGACCCCCACGGCCCCAGCGACCATCGACATTGAGGTCGGTGTTCCCGGCGCGGCGGCTACGGTTACGGTCGGCACGACCACCACGCTGGCCCCTGGCTTGAACGCCACGGTCACAAACGTAGGCACGTCCACAAACGCCATCTTGGACTTCGGCATCCCTGCTGGCGAGCAAGGTATTCAAGGCATCCAAGGGATTCCTGGCCCGCAGGGCACATCGGGGGTAATCTATGCCACGGCACCCCTGTCCTACAACGCTGGTACCCAGACCATCAGCATCAACTTGTCGGCGTATGCCACGCAGTCCTTCGTCACCAGCCAAGGGTACATCACGGCATCGGCGCTGACTCCCTATCTGACCTCGGCGACCGCCGCGGCGACGTACTACCCGCTGACCAACCCGTCGAACTTCATCACCGTATCGGCTCTCGCCGGCTACGCCACGGAGTCTTGGGTTACCTCGCAGAACTACCTTACTACGGCTGACCTTACGGGCTACGCCACGGAATCGTGGGTGACCAGCCAGGGCTACATCACGGACGCCCCAAGCGATGGGGAAACCTACGCCCGTAAAAATGCGACATGGGAAATCATCGGCGGCGGTTCGTACCTTCCATTGGCTGGCGGTACGATGGACGCCAACGCCACGATCGTCCTAAGCACCGCCACCTATGACTCCCTCGTAAGCGGTGAAGTCTTCGGCGTCGAGCTGACGGCTGACCCTACGCAGAACGCCTCTCTGGGCTTTAACGCGGTAACGGTGCAGGACGGTGCTGGGTCTATGCAGATGCGAGCCGATGGTCTTACGTTCCCAGACGCCACTACTCAAACGACTGCTGGGCTAACGGATGCCCCTTCGGACACCTACGGATATGTCCGCAAGGATGGCGCTTGGTCTTATTCCACTAAGTTCTACGAAGTCCAAGTTGGTGCGTGGACAAATATCACCTCTGGCCAGTACCTCATCGCAGATGGGTCTTTCGTTACCAACATCACGGCGGCTGACATCATCTTGTCTAACGCCGCTGGTGTTGGGATGCGGTTGACCGACGCCAGCATCACCTTTGCGGACGCAACCGTCCAGAGTACGGCTGGCCTATCTCCCGCTACGGCGGCGACCACCTACGCCCCGATTGCGGCGGCTGTGCCTGTCGGCGGCTCGACTGGCCAAGTCCTTGCCAAGACCAGCGGTACGGATTACGCCCTGTCCTGGACTACGCCTGCGGTCGGCGACAAGTATTATACGACCTCGACCACCTCTCTGGCCGTCAGTAACGGCACGAAGTCACTTACGGTCGGGACTGGACTTTCCTACACGACCCAGCAGTCCATCGTCGTGGCCTACGATCCTACCCACCATATGCACGGCGTGGTGACGAGCTACAACTCGTCCACGGGGGCGATGGTGGTGGATATCCAACAGCACACGGGTTCTGGCACCTATGCTTCCTGGACGGTCAACGTCGGCGGCATCTCATCGGTCGCCGAGTGGGGTACGATCACCGGCACGCTGTCTAGCCAGACCGACTTGCAGTCCGCTTTGGATGCCAAGCTGTCCGTGACCACCGCGGCTTCGACGTACGCCCCCCTGGCCTCCCCGACCTTCACGGGCGACCCCAAGGCGCCTACCCCTGCGACTGGCGACAACGACACCTCAATTGCCACCACGGCCTTCGTCAAGAACCAAGGGTATGTCACTTCCTCGTATGTTGCGTCGACCTACTACCCGCTGACGAACCCCAGCAACTTTGTCATCCCCAACGGCACGACCTCCATCCAAGTGACTGGTGGCACCGTTCGGTCGATTGATGGCTCGGACAACTTCGTGTCGCTGGACGGCTCCGCGCTGAACTTCGGCAACGGCTCCACCATCTCTGGCCTATCGGTGACTGGTACGGGCATCACATACGCCGACTCGACCGTCCAGACCACGGCTGGCATCGGCGACGCGCCCTCGGACTCTCAGACCTACGGACGCAACAACGGCGCGTGGACTGTCGTCAGCGGCGGTAGCGGTTCCGGTACGCTGACCTATTCCTCGCCCTACATCTACGACACGGTGACAGCGTCGAACATCACGGCGCTGGATTTGACTTCTGGTAGCCTAAACGCCAGCACCGTCACGGGTGGCAACGCCCAGATGGACTCGACTGGCCTTACCTTGGCGGCATCCTCCGGCGCCGTGATCACCTTTGCCGATGCCACCACGCAGTCCACGGCTGGGATGCTTACGACCGATAACCTTTCTGGCTTGGCGAATACTGCAACTGCCAGAACGAATCTCGGCTTGGGGACGATGGCGGTAGAGACGGCTACTAACTACGCCCTTAAGGCATCTCCTACTTTCACTGGCACCCCGCTCTCGACCACGGCGGCGGCTGATACCAACACGACCCAGATTGCCACAACGGCATATGTTGTTGGGCAAGCCTCTTCCACGACTCCTGCGGCTACAGGTACGGCGGCAGTCGGTACGTCGCTCAAGTACGCGCGCGCCGATCACGTTCACGCTAACCCCCTGCCGACTGGTGGCACGACCGGGCAAGTGCTTTCCAAGGTGGACGGAACGAACTACAACGTCCAATGGTCGACGGCTGGCGGTGGTGGCGGTGGCGTGGACATCCAGACGTTTGGCTCGTCCTCGAGCAGTGGCTCCTTCACTTGGACAAAACCTGCGGGGGCCAAGTGGGTTGAGTTTTATCTCTTTGGTGCAGGGGCTGGCGGTGGTGCTGGAATGCAAAACGTAACCACAGCAGCCAGATCTGGCGGTGGTGGTGGTGGTGCTGGGTCGGTTTGCTACGGCATTATTTCTGCCAATAATCTTGCAAGCCAAGAGACAGTAGTGGTTGCTACAGGTGGCGCTGGTGGAACTCCGCAAGCCAGTGGTTCAAATGGTGGTTCTCCAGCCAATCCTTCAAGCAATACGACATTCTACTCTTTTCGTGCCGTGTCTGGGAATAGTGGCAATGGAGGAAGCACAACGACATCATCTGGAGGTGCGGGGAGAATCTGGTCGTTCCTTTATGCCAATACTGCGGCGCAGGCTGGCGGTGGTGCTGGAAATACTTCTACTGGTGGTAACGTAAACAGTTACGCTGGAAACTTCACTATCCCGATGCCTGGAGGCGGTGGTTCTGGTGCAGCGGCAAGCAGCACAACGCTACAAAATGGAGGACAAGCAGGAGGTCATTCGGTTGTCGCTTCTACATCTGGACTTAACGTGGCAATCGCCGCAGGAAGCAATGGCATTGCTTCAACCAATACTGCGGCAACCGCTGGAACTTCCGCTACGACTAATTACACACAAGGAGGAACTGGCGGTGGTGGTGGATTTTATAAAACCGCAACAGGTGGCTCCGTCCTTAATGGCGGTGCTGGCGGCTGGCCCGGTGGTGGAGGCGGTGGAGGCGGTGCAAGCGATAACGGCTTTACCTCTGGTGCAGGCGGTGCAGGAGCCAACGGCTTTGCCGTCATCATCACCTACTTCTAAACCCTATGCCCTACACCGACCATAACAACCTCGTCTGGACTCGTTCCGAAGACCTCCTCAGCATCACCTGCGAAGACGGCCGCCAAGTCCTCGGGAACGCCGAGATGACGGACGAGTATCTCGTCTCCGTATCCTATCAATCTGCCGAACCCATCAAGACGGACGCCGATCGCATCGCCGAACTGGAAGCCCAAGTCAAAGCCCTCCTCGCAAAACTCTCGTAATGCAAACCAAAGACAACAAGGGTCGCCCATACGACCTCGAAATCAAACAAGGCCAAACCTTCGTCCTCCATGACGGCAAGCGCGTCCTGCTGAAGTCCACCGTGACCAAGGACATCCGCTACCTCACTTCGTGGTTCTCCATCATCGGCACCCTCGCCGAAGTCGATGGCAAGGTCGCCGAACTTAAACTTTCCTAATCCTATGGCATACGCATACACGTTTCTCACCGGACTCCTCATCGGCGTCCTCGGCGGCATCTTGGTCTATCGCAACAACAAGGCGAAAATCCAAGCCACCGAGGACAAGGGCAAGTCAATCATTGATGCCCTCAAGGGTCGCTAATTAACGCAAAATGCGTTCCGCTTTAATTAAGATTATTACTATTAAAGCGTTGTTGCTGGCTGGATGTGCCACAACCGGGACGGAGGGGACTGGCACAGCCACACCCCCAGTCGATGAACTCGCCAAGGTCGGCGAGCAAATCGACAAGGCTGATGCCCGCATCTCGGCTGGCGTCCAAGTCGCCCGCAACGCCAACGCCAAGGGCAAGCCGGAGGTGGTCGAGAAGGAACTGGCGGTGGTAGCCTCCTACCTCCCCGCCCCCGATCCCCACAACCTCGCCTACATCTCCAATCGGGTCGAGCGCAACAACCCCGAAGAGTACAAGCGCGCCATGGAAGCAGGGGCTAAACTCCTTGCCACCATCAACGCCAACTGGGCAAGGGCGGAGGAAGATGCCTCCAAGAACAAGGCGGCTCTGGACGCCGCCAACGCCAAAGTGGTCGAATTGACCGCCGAGGTGGAGAGGGTCAAGGCGGAAGGCATCAAGAACGCCTTCACCGTGGCCGCTGGAGCCTGTTTCCTTGCCGCCTTGGGTCTTGCCATACTTGGGCAGTACATCCGCGCT